ACGTAGAACACGCCACCCGGTAGGCGCGCCTTGGCCGCCTCGCGGTACTTGGTCGGCACGGTGATGGGTGGGTTGACCTGGTAGTCGATCGCCTGGCCTTTGCGCAGCTGCTGATGCTGCAACTGCTTGACGTCGCCCAGGCATTCCATACCGGGGCTGGTGCCGTAAATATCGTTGCCAGTGACCACCCAGCGCGGGGTGAGCGCGGGGAACTGATCGAAGCCCGACTCGCTCAGGAACTTGTCGAAGTTCTCGCGGCCTGGCTCGAGATAGCAAGACGCAAAGCGCTTGTTCTTGCCGTCCATCTTGCTGTAGTCGCGGTCGCGACGCGGCTCGACCATGTGCACCACATCGACCCAGCTGTCGAGCTGCTTGCGGTTGTACATGTTTTTGACCGTGTCGCTACAGTTCTCCAGCCCGAACTGGTCGACCAGCTGCGCCACCGTCATCTGGAACTCGCGGCAGAGCGTATCGACCATGCCCTTCTGGTTGGTGCCCAGTGCGTACTCGCCCACCGTCAGCGGGTAGTGGTGCAGCACGTTCTCGAAGTCTGGCAGCACGATCGTGGCCGCCGTGCCAAACAGGCCCAGCTCCTCGTACAGGGTGTGCAGGCTGCGATAGGTATTGGAGCCGGCAAAGATCGCGCGCAGCAACACCGCGGTGTCGTGCAGCCAGGCCTTGACCGCGCCAGACTCCATCAGGTCCTTGTCCTGGATCTCCAGGCGGAACCAGGGTCGCGCCGGGCTGGTCATGCCGGACATCATGCCGGCGGCCAGGGTGCGCGAGCCGAACACGGCAGCGTTGTCGAGAATGTTGTTGGCGCGCTTGTCGCCGCGGTTGCGGTCAGTGACAAAGAACCGACCAGCGCGAGGCTGCTGGTAATCGCTGATGTCGCGCCAGTGGTTGATCCAGCTCGACCGCTCGTTCCACAGCGCCGACTTGCGGGCCAGGATGCGCTGCCGCTTGTTGATCGGTTCGTCCATTACCCGCCCAGCAGGCTAGTCTTGCCTGTAGGTGCTGCCGCAACGCCCATCGGCCCGGTCAGCAGTGAACCGCCACCCATGGCAGCAGAGCTGCGGTTGCGTTTCATGTTCGCGCTCACGGCCATCGAGTCAGGCTGCTTGACAGCTTGAGGAGGTGGCGGTGGTGCGGGAATGTTTGGGCTAGAGAGGCACATTGCTGCGATCCTTCAGAGGTTCGCGGCATTGTGCGGGGGGCTCACGGCCACACGGACACTCAGAGCCGTCGGTAGGGGTCGTAGTCCAGGCTGTTGGCCTCGTCGATGGTCGGCAGCCCCATGGCCCTGGCTCGAGCCTGAGCGCTGTGGTCGACGTAGACGGGAAAGCTGAAGGTGAGCGCCAGCGCGTCGCCCAGATCGGGGCTGGGCAGCCCACGCGCCTTGATGTCGTCCTTGCTCTCGAGCTGGATCTTGTCGGCCGGCGTGAAGCGGTAGGTCGGTGCAGCCAGGTCCTGCTTCAAGTCGACCAGGTCGGGGATCGCGCCGCCGGCACGCAGCCAGTCGCGCATCTCGAACCAGATCTCGGCGCGCTTGTTGAGGTAGCGCGCATTGCTCGGGCTGCCTGAGAAGTGCACCTCGATCACATCGTGGTGCAGTTGGCGCAGGCGGTCGATCACGCCGCCACCGTTGCCAGCATCGATGAACACGGCATCGGGTTGGAAGCGCTCGATCTCCTGCGCCACCTTGTCGGCCAGGGTCATGTTGTCGATGCCGCGGTAGACCTTGGGCGCCATGGCATACAGGCCCTGCCTGGCGAAGATCACGCTGCGATCATCCCCAAAGCGCGCAGGATCCACGCCGAGAATCTTGGGAGCGTAGGTGTACTCGTCCTTGCGCAGGTGGCGCCGGCTGGCTTCCTGCACGTCGGTCAGGCTCATCAGCTGATCGTCGCCCGAGGCGGCGAAGTCACACAGCATCTCGCGCTTGAACGTGTTCTCGTCGACAGATTGCCGGTAGCGCTCGACCTCATCGGCCTGCAGCGCCTCGGTGTCGTACACCGTGTAGAGCGCGCTGTGCCAGTCGGCCAGGTCGCGGCCCTTGAAGAACAACTCGCTGAACAGGTTGATGCCGTGCGGTGTGCCGATGAACAGCGCCCAGCCCAGGCGGTCGGCGAGCGCAGGCTGCAGCACCTCGCGCCAGGTCTCGGGCTTGATGTCGGCCACCTCATCGAGCACCACGCCGTCCAGGCGCACGCCGCGCATGGCCTCGGGGTTGTCGGCGCCGTACATGCGGATGATGGCGCCGTTGGCGCGCAGGCGGACCCAGAGCTCTGACTCGTTGACCTCGGCCAGGTTGTGCATGACCAGGGGCGCGGTGATCTGCTTGAGCCGGGCCCAGGCGATCGCCTTGGCCTGCTTGAGCAGTGGCGCCACGTAGAAGAACAGCCCGAGCTCGGCCTCACAGCGCAGTGCACTGTCGAGCAGCTGGCGCAGCGCCAGTTCAGTCTTGCCAGCCCGTCGGTGCAGGGCCAGCACAGTGAAGCGCTTGCGGTTCAAATGGCACTCGCGCTGCCACTCGCGGGGCCTGTAGCCCAGGTCAATAGTCGCCATCAGGCCAGGTCGGTGTTGTCACCCACGACCGGCACGCCCGTAGCGATTACCACCTGAGTCCGCAGGGGCCCACCCCCCTTGCCCGTGAGCTCCACCGCCTTGTTCTCGCGGTAGTCATCCGGGAAGCGTGCCGCCATAGAGCGCGACCACAGTTGTGGGTTGAGCTTCTCGCCCTCTGGGCTCTGCCACATGCCAAGCTGCCCCTGATCCTCCCACCAGGCCATGGCCAAATCCCTTGCACGCGCAATGGCGTCAGAAAACTCTTTGTGCTCGTTGCACCATTCGTCGATGCTCATGCGCGAGCAGCCCAGCGCCGCAGCCATCTGCGCTTTGCTCTTTCCAAGCGCACCAAGCTCCACGACGGTGTCGCAGAACTCTGGCTTGTATTTCGTTGGTCGTCCCATGATCCAATCCTTTCACAACCCTGTTAACCCACGGACACCCGCACCACGCGCGCCACGCTCTGGCCACGGCGTCGGCCGGTGGCAATGTGCGCGACGCAACTTTTGCTGACCGCCATCTTCTCGGCGACCTGCGCATAACTGAGCCCCGACTCCAGCAACTCCAGCACCTGCTCGACCTCCAGGTCCAAAAGTTTGGCCCGAGGATGTTCCTGTCCAATCCTGCGCCCTGCCTCATTCAACGCAATCAGTTTTTGCATTTTCCAGTCCTTTCAACGAACGGGTAATAAACTGCAAACAGACAACAAAAACCCCCCGCTTCAGTGCAACACTGCAACGTGTCTATAGACACACGTTGCGTTGCGTTGCACTTTTTGAAGCTGCGCAACACTGCAACACGGTGCAACGTTGCAGTCACGTTGCACGTTGCAGTCATTGTTTGTATTTTTCTGCACGTTCAGCACACAGAAATACAACCATCGTCGCCCAGCCAATAAGGTGCGCTGTCACCACTGCAAAGCGCCTCAAGCGCTCTTCTGACCCGCTGTTTGCGTGAATCGCGCTTCCCATCGGCTGGTGCATCCATCCGTTTGACCGACTCCGCGATCACCGGACCGACCTCAATGCCACTGGTTTGAGTCACGGCAAACTCTTGAATAACCGCGTTGACCACCGCCTCAACCGGCCCGAGTTTTCGTTCAGCAACCCCTGGGACTGGAGCAGTTGCCTCTATCACCACGCAGCTCGTGATGGGGTCAAGATCCTCATCGACACCGATCTGCACCACGTCCAGGTCGAAGCCCCACACCTGGCCGTCCTCACCATCCTTGGACTTCGTAAGCTTGAGCGATCGGCCCGTAGGCTCGCGCACCACCTCGAGTTCGGCGTCAGCTGCAGCGCGCAACCCCGACCAGCCCCGGGCGCCCTTGCTGGAATCCTTGCCGGCGTGGTGGATCAAAATGATCATGGCGCCGGTGACCTCGTGAATGCGCTTGCAGTGAGTCAGGGCCTTGCCAACGTCCTCGCCCGCGTTCTCGTTCGCGCCCGGCATCACCTGGGCGAAGGTGTCGACGATGATCAGGTCCGCGCCGCCCCAGGCCTTCACCGCCTTGGCCACGTCCACCGCGTCGGTCTTCTCCATCATGTTGGGCGCGGCATGGATCACTCCGATGGGTAGGCCCGCAAGGTCGACCTGGTTGTGCTGTGCGTAGGCCACCAGGCGCTTGCGAAAGCCGCCAGCACCCTCGGCCGCGATGTAGGCCACCCTTCCCTGGCGCACCTTGCAACCCCGCCACGGCACACCGCGAGCGATCGCTGCGGCCATGTCGAGGGCCATGAAAGACTTGCCCGAGCCGCTGGCGCCATACATGACCACCAGCTCTGCCTGAGGCAGCACGCCTTTGATCACCCAGGTGGGTGGCGCCACCGATGCGAACTCGTGCGCTGGCATGACCTGGAACCGATGCGACTCAGGGGTCTCCAATTCCTTGACCCCCTCCTCGACCAGC